AGTCACAACGATTTAGATATTCAATAATTTATGAAAGAAGGTTATTTACCTAAAGATCAGAGAAAAAAAATTCTTCTGATTACAGATGATATTAGACTACCCTCAGGTGTAGGAAATATAGGAAAAGAAATAGTTCTCCATACTGCTCACCATTATAATTGGGTTTGTGTAGGAGGAGCTATTAATCACCCTGATAAAGGAAAACGTTTTGATTTAAGTGCTGACACTAATCAAAATGCTGGTATTGAAGATGCTAGTGTATTTTTATGGCCTACTGATGGTTATGGAGATGCTAATTTGCTTAGAACTCTTATTAAAATTGAAAACCCAGATGCTATAATGATGATTACTGATCCTCGTTATTTTACTTGGTTATTCCAAATTGAAAATGAGATTCGTAAAAAGATGCCTGTTATATACCTAAACATTTGGGATGATTACCCCGCACCTATGTACAACCAAGCATTTTATGAATCATGTGATGCTTTGTTAGGTATTTCAAAACAAACAGTTAACATTAATAAACTTGTTTTAGGTGATAAGGCTAAAAATAAAATTATTGAGTATGTACCCCATGGTTTAAATACTGAAATGTTTTATCCTATTACTGATAAAGAGAATAATTCTGAATTTCAAGAGTTTAAAAAACAGTTGTTTAAAGGGAAAGATTATGAGTTTATGGTTTTCTTTAATTCAAGAAACATTCGCCGTAAACAAATCCCAGATACAATTTTAGCTTATCGCTTATTTGTAGACAGCTTAACTCCAGAACAAAGAGAAAAAGTAGTATTAGTTCTCCATACTGAACAAGTAAGTGAGCATGGAACTGACCTTCCAGCAGTAATTGAAACACTTGTACCTGAAGATTATAATATTATCTTTACTCCAGGTAAATTAGATGTTAAAGCATTAAATTACCTTTATAATTTAGCAGATGTTCAGATTCTACTTACTTCAAATGAAGGTTGGGGTTTATCACTTACAGAAGCACTTCTAACAGGTACTCCTATTATTGCTAACGTAACAGGGGGAATGCAAGACCAAATGCGTTTTGAATTTAAAGATGGTACTTGGATTGATTTTGATGCTGATTTTCCTTCAAATCATAGAGGCACCTATAAGAAACATGGTAAATGGGCATTCCCAGTCTATCCATCAAGTATTTCAGCTGTAGGGTCAGTTCCAACTCCTTATATTTTTGATGATCGTTGCCGTTGGGAAGACGCAGCTGAACGTTTAGCTGAAATATTTAATTTGTCTAAAGAAGAAAGACAAGAAATAGGAATAGAAGGTTATAAATGGGCTACAGGTGATGAAGCAGGATTTACTTCTAAACATCAAGCTAATCGCTTTATAACTTACATTGATAAACTATTTTCAACTTGGAAATCAAGAGAAAAATATGAACTTATTAATGCCAATGAATTTAAAAAACCAGTCTTAAACCACAAATTAATATATTAATGAAACCAGTTTTTGTAATAAGTTGCCCGATTGACACTTATAGTGGCTACGGTGCACGTTCTAGAGATATTGTTAAAGCAATTATTAAGACTGACAAGTATGATGTAAAAATTTTACCACAACGTTGGGGTGCTACACCTTGGAATTTTATTGAAGATCATAAAGATGAGTGGGGATTTTTACAACCTCATATTTTAACTGAATCTAAATTAACTCAACAACCTGAGATTTGGGCTCAAATTACCATCCCAAATGAATTTCAGCCAATTGGAAAATACAATATTGGTATTACAGCGGGTATTGAAACTACAGCTGTAAAAGGTGAATGGATTGAAGGGTGTAATAAAATGAATCTTATAATTACATCTTCAGAATTTGCTAAAAAAACTTTTGAAACTATGACTTATGAGATTAGGAATCCTCAAGGTCAATTGCAAGGTCATCTAAAACTTACAACACCAATTGAAGTTATTTTTGAGGGAGCAAATACAGATCTTTATAAAGTAATTGAACAAAATCAAATTAAAACTATTAATTTAGATTCTATTAAAGAATCATTTGCTTATTTGTTTGTAGGCCATTGGACACAAGGTGATTTTGGTGAAGATAGAAAAAATGTTTCTCTATTAGTTAAAGCTTTTTATGAAGTATTTAAAAATAAAAAAAATAAACCAGCGTTAATTTTAAAAACTAGTGGTGCAGGTTCATCTTATATGGATCGTAATATTATTCTAGATAAAATTAATAAGATTAAACAATCAGTTAATTCAAAAGATCTTCCTAATGTTTATTTACTCCATGGTGATTTTAATGATTCTGAAGTAAATGAGTTATATAATCATTCTAAAGTAAAAGCTATGGTTAGCTTAACTAAAGGTGAAGGGTTTGGACGTCCATTACTTGAGTTTAGTTTAGTTAAAAAACCAATCATAGCTTCAGGGTGGTCAGCTCATACTGAATTTTTAGATCCTAATTTTACAGTTTCTTTAAAAGGTGAACTTAAACCAGTAGGTCCCTCAGCTGTAAATGATTGGGTTATTAAAGAATCTCAATGGTTTAATGTTGATTATGGTCAAGTAGGACATTATCTTAAAGATATGTTTGAAAACTATAAAAAATATACTGATGGAGCTAAACGTCAAGCTTATAAAAGTAAAAATGAGTTTAACTGGGATAAAATGTTTGAAAAAGTAGATCAAATATTTACTGAACGTATCCCTGAATTTCCTAAAGAAGTACAACTTCAACTTCCTAAATTAAATAAAATTGAATTACCTAAACTAGAAAAAATAAATGGATAATTTAACAACTTGTAACCGTTGTGGTTCTGACGCATGTTATGTTCAAGAAGTAAATGAACAAGTAAAACTATATTTTTGTTACGGATGTGGTTTTCAAGCTAACACCGCTATGACCCGTGATTCAGAATTTTTACAACAACAAATGGAAGTACTTCCTGAGTTGTATAAAGAACTAATGGGTGAAGATGAAAATGGAACTATTTGGATGCCTTCAGTAGTTAATATTCCTGATAAAGGAATGGTATTTGCTGATGGTCCTAATGGTCAACAATGGCAGTGGGCTGCCGTAAAAGCAACTCTTATGTCTGAAGAAGAAAAAGCTAAATTCAAAGAAAAAGGTAAAGAGTATGATTACAAAATGGATATGACTACTCTAACTCATTTCCCAGAACGTGATTTTATAGAAGCTCTTTCATATATTGGCGTATTACCTGAATAAAAAATGAAAATTAGTTACGCTATAACGGTTTGTAATGAACTTGTAGAAATACAACGTTTACTTCCTTTTTTAATTACAAATAAGAGGAAGCAAGATGAAATCGTTGTATTTTACGATTCTAATAATGGTTCCAAATCAGTAGATGACTATTTAAGAAGTTTATCTCAGACTACATTTGCTCCTTTTAGATGGTTACATTACCATTTTGATGGGCATTTTGCTAATATGAAAAACGCTCTAACAGATGCTTGTTTAGGAGATTACATTTTTCAGATTGATGCTGATGAAATGCCTAATTGGTATTTAATTCAATACCTACCTATCTTACTAGAGAATAATGATGTAGAAGTACTTAGAGTACCTAGAATAAATACTGTAAAAGGATTAACTCAAGAACACATTCAAAAATGGGGTTGGGTTGTAGATAATAAAGGCAGAGTTAACTGGCCTGACCTTCAATGGAGAATTTATAAACGCACCCCAGAAATTAGATGGAAAAATAAGGTACATGAAGTTTTAGATGGTTACAAAACTCATGCTATTTTGCCTCTAGAAGAAGAATTTGCTTTAGAACACCATAAAGATATTAAGCGTCAGGAAAAACAAAATAATTTTTATGCAACTTTATAAAATAGAAAATTATTTTTATCCTTATAGAATTTTAGACATAGGAGCTAATACCGGTCAATTTTATAAATTAGCTAATCACACATTTCCTTCATCTTTTATATTTTCTATAGAAGCCAACCCAGAGTGTGAAATGTATTTAAAACAAGTAACTGATAATTATTATATAGGCCTTTTAGCTAAAGATAATTCTGAATATAATTTTTATAGTAGAAAAAATGATCCTACTGGTACAGGTAATTCTATATATAAAGAACTTACTCATTTTTACTCTGAAGATCAATTACAAATCTTAAAACAAACTGGAATAAAATTAGACGATTTATTTACTGATGATTCTATTTTTGATTTAATAAAGATTGACACTCAAGGTTCGGAGTTAGATATTATGACTGGCGGAAGGAACTTATGTAAGAGAGCAAAAGCAATCCTACTAGAAGTTTCACTAACTAAATACAATGAAGGTGCTCCACTATATGATGAAGTGCTTCAGTATATGGATGAATTTGGGTTTGAAAAAAGAGATATACTAGATGAAGCTCACAATCATGGTTCTCACCAGCAAGATATTTTATTCATAAATAAAAATATACATAATAATGGGATTAATAGAAATTAACTACAAAGGTAAAAATTACAATATAGAATATGCTGATGACTGGATTTTTAATGAAGTTTTAGCAAATAAAAATTTTTATGAATTTAATTTATTAGAAATTTTAAAATATAAAGTAAAAAGTTTTAATTTAGTTTTAGACATAGGAGCTAATGTAGGTAATCATTCTTTTTACTTTTCTAAAATATGTAAAGCAAATAAAATAATTGCCTTTGAACCTGATCCTAACAATTGTTCAATATATAGTAATAATAATCCAGAAGCTACTCTTTACCCAATTGCTTTATCTAATTATATTGGAGATTGTTTTTTCCAAAACTCATCCCCCAAAAACTCAGGAACCGGAAAAATATCATCTAAAGGAGATAAAGTAGAAGTATCAACATTAGATTATTTTAATTTACAAGATGTTACTTTTATTAAAATAGATGTTGAAGGGGAAGAATTAAAAGTTTTGCAGGGAATGGTTAATACTATAATATCGTCAAAACCCGAAATTTTAATTGAAGTCCATTATGGTATAACTATTAATGATGTAATTAATATACTACCTATCGATTACGAATTTGAATTAATTGAAGATTACCAATATTTTTTAAAACCTATAATTTAATAAAAATGCTAAAAGATTTAATAGTTACAACTATAAGCAATAACTATGTTTGGACTGATATAAAAAATTGGTTCTATAGCTTAAAACGTACAGGATATAAAGGAGATGTTCTTATAATAGGATATAATTTTGAAAATACTAATCATGAATTTATTACCCAACTAAAAAAAGAAGGAGTACAAATCATATTACCTAAAAATGATTATAGAGGCCAACCCACTCCATTTTTTGAATGGCATTCGGGTAAAGTAAATCCTGGGAATGCCAATAAACTAATTCATAATGTTAGATTATTTCACATTTGGCAATATTTTGTAGAAAGTAATGCTTCAAAAATGTATAATAGAGTAATTTTTACAGATGGGAGAGATATTATATTTCAAACCAACCCAACAGAGTGGTTAGATGCTAATCTTACTAAAGATATATTAGTACCTTCTGAATATGTCCTGTATAAAAATGAACCTTGGAACCAAAATAATGCATTAGTAAATTATGGTCCATACATTTACCAATATGTGTTACATGATAGACCAGCTTGTAATGTAGGATCTTTTGCATGCACCGCAGAAATATGTGCTGATTTTTGTTTAATTATGTATTTAATGGCAAATAATATAGGTCATGCTGATCAACCCGCATTTAATATTTTAACATCTACTTTATTAAAAGATCGTACTCAAACTGTTGATTTTCATGATTCTTGGGCTTTACAAGTAGGTGCTATTGTTAATAATATTCATGAGGTTGCAAATTTTAAAGAAGGTGTTATAACATCAAAAATAACTAACCAACCCTATTGTCTAGTTCACCAATACGATAGAGTTCCTGAGTATAAAGATTATTTTGATAAAAATATATAAATATGGAATATTCAATTATTATACCATATCGAAATAGAAAAACACATTTAGAAATATTATTTCCTCGATTACAAGAAATATTTGCTAATGAACAATATGAAATTATAATATCTGAGCAGGATGATGATGATAAATTTCAAAAAAATTCATTATACAACATAGCAGCCCAATATGCCAGTGGTAAACTTTTAGTTTTTCATGACGTAGATTATTACCCTATTGGAGATATTTCATATTATACTGAAACAGATGTACCTTATTATCCTGTAGGTAAAGTTTATTTTTTAGATGAAAGCAACCAACTTTTAGACCACCAACATATACCAGCAGGCTATCAAAATTTTCATAATGATGTGGGAGACCATTCAGGAGGGGTTTTTGTATTAAGTAAAGAAATTTTTAATAAAACTAATGGTTTTAATCCATATTATAAAGGTTGGGGAAAAGAAGATGATGATACTAGAGATAGATTAAGATTACTAGGGTATCAATGGAAACGAAATAAAGATAACATATTTTATGCACTTTATCATGAACATAATAGACCATCAAATGATGATCCTGATTTTATAAATAACCATTTTTTATTACATAATTTAAAACAAAATTTAAAATTAGGAAAAGATAACGTAAGAGCAGATGTAGATGTTTATCAAAAAGATAAAAACATAAAATGGTTAAAAATAAAAAACTTTATATATGAATAAATTAGAAAAATTATTTAATAAATATAAATCTGATAAAGGAACAGAAATAGGTCCCAGACATTCATATGCGGATTTTTACGAAAAATATTTAGGCCCAATAAAAGACCAAAAATTACTAATTCTAGAAATAGGATTATGTGACGGTAAATCACTTAGAACGTGGTATGAATACCTACCTAATAGTATTATTATTGGGTTAGACATTGATGATAAACCCGAGCATAATAATGATAGAGTTTTTACTTTTAAATTAGACCAATCTGACCCAGATCAGTTAAAAGATTTTGTAAAAGAATGCAAAGACAAAGGATATGAATTTGATATGATATTAGATGATGGAAGTCATCATATGCTAGATCAACAAATTACTTTAGGGTATTTATTTCCTCTTTTAAAATCTAAAGGACTATTTTTTATAGAAGACCTGCACACTTCCTTAGCAGACAACGGTTTTCCTCTTTACGGAAAAGCATTAGAGATACAGGAAAATAGAAAAAATACAACTCTGTATTACTTAATGGAATCCTTTAACAGCATATACCTTACTCAGGATCAAAATCAGTACTTGCAACAAAATATTGATTATATTGAAATCCATAATAAATTTAACCAATACCAAGAGCCTCAATTTAAGTATAGAAGCATTACTTCGTTGATAAAGAAAAAATGAAAATAATCTATAGAATTTCAGATACTGGTTATAAAAAAGAAAAACCAGACTATATAAACAATGAAAGTTGCTTAAAAAATGCTGTTAAAGTATTTGATGGTGCTGATTGGAGTATTATAGCAGATAATACCTCACTTGAAACCAATAGCATGATTCAAAAATATAAATCACAAGATCACATCCATTATGTTTCAGTAGGACATGGTGCTGGTACTTTTAATTTAGCTTTAGATAAAGCTTTACAATCCCCAGATGATGAGATTATTTATTTTATTGAAAATGATTATCTTCATAAACCTGAATCTCAAAAAATATTAGAAGAAGGTTTTGAATTAGGAGCTTCATTTATATCTTTATATGATCACCCTGATAAGTATCTCCCACCTTCTAGAGGAGGAAATCCATATTGTGAAGGAGGAGCTGAAGATACTAGAATATATTTAACTAAATCAACTCATTGGAAAATTACTAATTCTACAACAATGACATTTGCAGCTAAAGTTAGTACTTTAAAAAGAACAGAATCTATTTTAAGAAAATATACTCAAGGATCTTACCCTGAAGATTTTAAAATGTTCCTAGAACTTAGAGAACATAATGAATTATTAATTACTCCTATCCCAGGCTATTCAACACATGGAGAAACAGCTTGGTTATCTCCTTTAACTAATTGGTCTCAAATATGATCAGCTTAATTATCCCCACTTATAAAAATCCTGAATATTTAGATATCTGTCTAAAATCAGCTATTGAAAATCAGGTAAACAAAAATCAAATTATAGTAGCTGTAGATGGTTTTATTGAAGAAAGTCAACACATACTAGATAAGTATAAATCTGATATTCAAATACTTGATTTAGGTCAAAATCAAGGAATGCAAACAGCTCTTAATTTAGCTGTTTATAATGCAACTAATGAATTTTTAGTTATTATAAATGATGATAATGTATTATCTAAAGATTGGGACAAGTTAATTTTAGATAAAGCTCAAGAAGGTTTTATATTTACTATAAACCAAATTGAACCTACAGGACCTGGCATATTTAATTTCCCAGTAAAAGATTTAGGTAAACATCCTAATGAATTTAAATATGAGGAATTTCTTGAATATGAATTAACTTTAAGAAAAGACAATTTAACACTTGATGGTGGTATTTTTCCTTTTGTTATTTCTAAAAAGGATTATATGATAGTAGGGGGATTTGATACTTTATATCAATCACCATTTATATGTGACTGGGATTTTTTCTTAAAGTTAGATTTAAATGGAATACAATTTTATAGAATGAACAATCTTTATTTTTATCATTTTGGAAGTGCTGCTACTAAAAATGGTAAAGAAGGAACTAAATTTAAAGCCACGGAACACCCAGCAGCTCAAGTATTTATGTATAAATGGGGGATAGCTCCTCAACTATTTGAAAATAATAGTCATAGACCAAAAGGAAATAATATTAAAGGGATAAATTTTTAATTATGCAAAAAACAGTTTTAATTACAGGTGTAGCCGGATTATTAGGATCCAGATTAGCAGATTGGATTATAAACACCTATCCAGAATATACAGTAGTAGGTATTGATGATCTTTCAGGGGGGTATAGAGAAAATATAAATGATAAAGTCAAATTCCATCCTCTTAATTTAATTACTCAAGAAAAAACTATACAAGGAATTTTTGAATATTATAAACCTGACTATGTTTTTCATTTTGCGGCATATGCCGCTGAGGGTTTATCTCCATTTATTAGAACATATAATTACGATAATAACCTAAGAGCTACAGCTACCGTTGTTAATGAATGTATTAAACATGATGTAAAACGTTTAGTATTTACTTCAACCTTAGCTGTTTATGGTCATGGTTATGGAGGTATTTTTGATGAAAATCAAATCCCTAAACCAATTGACCCTTATGGTGTTGCAAAATATGCCTGTGAAATGGATATTCAAATAGCAGGTGAACAACATGGTTTAGACTGGTGTATTATTCGCCCTCATAATGTTTATGGTATCAAACAGAATATTTGGGATAAGTATAGAAATGTTTTAGGTATTTGGATGTACCAACATTTAATTAATGAACCCATGACTATATTTGGTGATGGTGAACAAACTAGAGCCTTTAGTTATATTGATGATAGTCTAGAGCCTCTTTGGAAATCCGCGATTCTTCCTGAGGCTTCAAAACAAATTATTAATTTAGGAGGTATTGAAGAATATTCAATCAATCATGCTAATGAAATTCTTAGAGAAGTCATTGGTGGTGGGAATGTTAAATATTTTGAGGGTAGACATGAAGTAAAACATTCAATCCCAACTTACCAAAAATCAATTGATATTTTAGGATTTGAACATAAAACATCACTAAAAGAAGGATTAACTAATATGTGGGAGTGGGCTCAACAACAGCCTAAACGAGATAGATTTGTTTGGCCTTCTTATGAATTAGATAAAGGAATATATTCATTTTGGAAAAATAATGCAACAAAAATTTAAATTAGAATTCCCACTTGATCTAGAAATTAAGTATGAGGACCCTGCAGAGCTATTAGAGTTGGCTTCTAAAGAAGAATTTGTTACATTTATGTTCAAGAACGCAATAGCGGCCATTAAGCAAGCTATTCGTAAAAATAAAAGTGAATGTGTAATTTATAGTATACAAAATTATAATGTAACAGTAGCAATTAAAAAAGAACACTATAAAACGTTTTTAAATAAAGCTATTAAACACTATGAAAAACTAGAAGATTATGCTCAGTGTAGTGAATTAGTAACCCTAAAATCCAGATTATGACTATCTACTGTTATTATTATGTTAAAAATGATCCTACTCAGGAAAAACTGGGTAAAATATTAACTGGTTCAAGACTAGAAGCAGCTAAAGAATTTGCTGGTCAAAAACAACTACCGCTTAAAACATTCCTTTCAATCTGGGCTGTAGGTAAGAAAAAAGTATTCTAATGGATCCTAAAAAGGACTTTAAAAAATTCTTTCAAAAGATGTTTGATACTCCTGTAGAAATACAAGGAGAAGTTCTTACACCTGAAGCATTAACTAAAAAGAATTTTATTACATTTGTAGAAAACTATAAAAAAGCCGTAACTCGTTCCCAAGAAGTTCAAGAAAAATATGGTTTAGATCTTTGGAACTGGGAAGATATGTTTGCTAAATCACTTGAAGGTCTTATTTATTATTCATTTGATGAAGAAGTAGCAGAAGTAATTTTATGGTATATTTACGAGCATTCACTAGCTGAAGATCAAGAAGATAAGATTGTTAATTATGGTGATGAGCAATTCATTATAGAAACAGCTGAAGATCTTTACGATTTAATTTGTCTGGTCGAAGAATAGTTCGTATATTTACAAAATAAAGGTTATATGTATGGTACAAAATGAAATTATGATTGTAGAATGTCTTGGATGTGGTGAAGCTATTCACCCAAAACGTCTTGAAATACTACCTAACACCAAATACTGTGTAAACTGTTCAGATGTTGGTCGTAAACGCGGTGTTACCGTACAACGCGGAGAAGGTGATCATTCCTATACTGATGTTGTAATCATGGAAGAAAAACAATTCATTCAGTATATTATCAAGGATAAACCTAAAAAAGGATCCAGTAAAGCTGAATTCCAAAACTTTGACGAAGATGAATCTACACCAGATACTGCTGGTCTAGATGTTGTAGACATTGGATAATGCCAAAACCAAAACCATTAACTAAAGAACAAATTGTTGCAGCTATGGGCGTTACAAAAAGTAACCGCTCAGCAGCTCGGTATTTGAACTGTAGTTACACCCACTATAAACAGTGGGCTAAAGCTTATGATGCTACTGAACCAGGTTATAAAAATCTATTTGAACAGCATTTAAATCAAGCTGGTAAAGGTATTAAAAAATGGATTGGTAATCATGGTAAAACACCCCCACTACAAGACTTAATAAACGGAATAATCCCAGCAACAAGTTTCTCACCTGCTAAGATTAAAAAACGTTTATTTGAAGAAGGTTATTTAAAAGAAGAGTGTGGTTTATGTGGGTTTAGTGAGCGCAGAGTATCTGATTATAAGATACCTTTATTACTTCACTTTAAAGATAAAGACCCAAAAAACTATAGATTAGACAATCTAGAGGTACTCTGTTATAACCATTACTTTTTAACAGTAGCAGACGTATTTAATGCTGCTGATATCGCTCAAATAGAAGATTCAGTTCCTAAATTTAAAACCTCAGAGGCTAGTGAATGGGAATTAGATGACTATCAACTTGAGCGTTTAAAAGAATTAGGTTTACATAACACAACCGAATCAGATGATGGTTCAGAATTTATCTCTAGAATATGAAATCTAAAAAACACGAAAAGATAGTTAAAGACTATCAAAAAGAAAAAACTAAACATCTTGAAAAACTAGCTGATAAGATGTTGGAAAACGACGATAAGTTTCGTAAATTTAAGGAAAAGAAAAGTACAGGAAAATTTCTTGACTTATTTTAATTTAAACCAAAGGTTATGTTTTACACATACAACCGTAAAAACCTCGAATTTAAGCGATTCGGTTTTAAACACTATTCTATTTTAGCTTTTACTTTGTTTTTGACTTATACTGTAGGTCGATTCATTCAAGTTAATCATCTTACTCTATATGAGAAAGAATTTATTATTTACATGGACCGAAACTACTTTAGTCAAGATGCTCTAATTGAATCCCTTAAAAACAAACATTTAAAATTTCCCCACATTGTTTTAGCTCAAGCCACACTTGAAACAGGTGGTTTTAAATCTAAAGTATTCAAACAAAACCATAATTTGTTTGGAATGAAACAATCATTGCGTCGCCCTACAACTTGTAAAGGTACTAAAAATGGTCATGCATATTATGATCATTGGGAATCATCAGTTGAAGATTATGGTTACTATCAAGCAACCTCAGGTCTAATTAAAGCACGAACTGATCAACAATATTATAACCTATTGTCACAAATGGGTTATGCTGAGGATCCTAATTATATTTTAAAAGTTAAAAAACTAGCCGAAGAACTTAAAGACAAATTTTAACATATGTATAACTGTTCAGTTATTACTAATGTTAATTTGTTCTTTAAATGGCAAAAATTAAATCCCAAACTACATCTACTTTCCAAGAAAGACCTAAAGTATCTCGTCCTGGTGTTCATGCTAAAACTAAAACATCTAGCCTTAAATCAAGTAAACTTTATAAAAAAGCCTACAGAGGGCAAGGTAAATAAGATGGCACAGTCAGAGAAAAAACGAGTTGAGGGTAAAAAACCTCTAAGTAAAAAAACTAAAATAAAATTTGGAAAACGTTTAGAGGCTAATTATATTATATTAAATAAATTAACTAACTAATTAAATTTTGTTATGAGTAAAGTATCAGGTAAGACCCGTTACGAAGCTTTTTCTGAGTGGCATAAGTGGGCTCAAAACCACTACAAATCAATGAAACGTAAGAAGAAAGCACGACCAGATTATATGGCATACGGTGCAGAGAATGAATATTAAACCCATGGATATTTTACACATACTAGATGATGAAGATTTAGCTAGTATGAGATATTCTGATTTGTATAAATTGTGTGTTGCTATTACTTTAGATGTTCAACTAGATAAAGAACGCAATAGAGACCCAGAAACATTTTTAGCATAGATTTGGAGCCCCGAAAGGGGCTTCGTATATTTACCCAAATAAGGGAATAAAGGTCATGCTTTGGAAATTTACAAATACCAACAAATACGGCAACTTGCGAAGCCGTATCGTACACTCAGAAGGCGCTTTGAAAGTTGGTCGCGGATTTGGCTCGTTCCA